GGTTGTATTTTTTGTAATACTTCCAAGGGCTGCTCGGGTCATATCTAAACTTTGTTGTTGGAATTTTAAAGAAGTGTCGCGTAAATACATTCCTATAGCAAATGACATTACTAAGTCATCGTTATATCCGGGCTGTGCTTCAGGTCTACCATTTTTCCAAACAAATACTCTCATTTCTTCAAGTAAACGTTTAGATTGTATTGTAACACTCCTATCCCCAATATATTCTCTCATTTTATTTACTACAAGAGGACGAGTTCTTAAAGACATAGTAAAACCAGGGGTCATACTTGAGTCTCCTTCGTAAACTTTTAAATATGATTCTGCAGTAAGTTGATCAGATTTAGGAGAATGATACAGATTTCTATAGCCTCTTTCTAAAATAGCATCTAAAGTAGCCCAACCAATTGTAGCATTTTCTACAACTAATAAGGCATTATTATATTCTGTAGCAATAGCAACTAGCATATAGCCAAATTCTTTTGGGGTCATTTGGCCTCTATATTCTGCTATTTGAGAATTTGTAGCAATATCAATCACGTGAAATGCAGAAAAGTCTTTACCATCTCCTCTAGCTACGTCTGCCATAACCATATATTCTCTAGAGTAATCAGCAGATTCCCATATCCATAAGTTTTGATCTGCTCCCCTACGTTCCATTGGATCTTTAAGAGTAGTAGATTTAATAAAATCTATCCACTCACTATAAAATACTACATCACCTGAGGTGTTAAAGTCGCAATCACATTCTTGGGCAGCTAATCTAGGATCACCTAATAATTCATCTTGTCGTTTTCTCCATGATTCGTCTCGTTCAGGGTGTACATACCAAGGTAATTTGATAGGTAGAAAATCATTGTCTGCGTTTTCTGCTCTAACCCATGTTTGGTGGAACCAGTTACCTGTTCCATATGGTGTAGATAATACAATAGCCCCACCACCTGTTGCTAAGGTTTGTTGTGCTGAAGCCCATATCTCACCAATATTTTCAATGAATGCTGCCTCGTCGATTAATAGCAAAGATACTGCTTCTGATCTACCAGCATCGCTAGCGGCTGATGTTGCTTTGATAATTGATCCGTTACTTAAGCGCAGTGAAAGTTTATTATTTTCGTCTGCTGCTACTTTTAACCATGAGGGTAAATTATCGTACATGAATTTAACCTTGGTTACCATATTTCGAGCGGTTTCCTGCTTCGTGGCAATACAAAGTACATTTTTATCTTTATGGAAAGTCATTAGCCATAAAGAATATCCGGCAGCTAATGTTGATATACCTAGCTGTCTTGATTTAAGTACGATAGAATATGGGTTGTCTTTCCAAAGTTTTAATACTTTATCTTGAAAAGGAAATAAATTAAATAATACTCTACCTCTTTGAGGATGTTGAATATTACAATACTTACGCATAAAATGGCCGGGATCAGTGGCACATTTTATGTATTCTTGTCTAAGTACTTCTTTTATATTTTGTTGTTCACTCATTTACCTAGTTTCCAAAGCAATTTGAACGAGCCTTGTGGGGTTAAATCTTGATTTATCCCTACACCCACACCAATTGCTTTGCGTTTTTTGGTTCTGTATATAATTTCACCGCCAATATAACCAAGTTGCCTTGGACTTCCAACCACTCCTACACCAGCATACCATTCTCTATTATTGAGATAAATAGTTTTTTCAATTGTAATTTCAGGTATTTCTAAATTTGATTGAACCTTACGAGCGATAATGTAATTTTTTGTTATAGTGTCACTTATTACTATATTACCAAATGTATCAACTTGAACTGTGTCTTGATAAGCGTATTTGGAGTAATAGTCTTTTAATATTTCACTAGTATCTATTGATCTGTAGAATGTATCTGTTTCAAATTCAGGTATAGTGTCTACTCTGGTTCTCCATTTAGGAACATACACCGGGGTTTCAACTTTAACTGGTATTTTTTTGATTGTTGTTTTAATCTCTATTCGTTCCTCTTGGGTTTTATCGAGGGTAAGTAGATAAATTATAACACCAACTAATACAGCTATTATTGAATAATGTAGTATTTTAGTCTTCATCTTCTAGTTTGCTGAACTTAGTCTTAAGCTGGTTTTTGCGTTGAGTAAGTTCTTTCATTTTGGCTAAAAGCATTTCTTCTTCTTTAGTTCTTTCCGTAGATTTTTTAGCTACTATAGCTTTAATTTTACCGACGTTAGCTTTAAGTTCCTTAGCAATTTTAGTAAATTCGGTTTGAGCTTTAGCTAAAGATTTTTCTTTTCTGATTTCGGCTTCTGTAGGTTCTTCTTCGGATTCAGCTACCCCTACAGGTTGGTTTGTAGTTTTAGCTTTTTGAATAGCAGCTTTCACAGTTGAACTATCCGTTCTTTCTTGTTTTACTATATCTTCTACATCTGAAGGTTCGGTTTTAGGGCCTACCATAGTTACTTCTTCTAGCTCAGCTAAAATTATTTCTTTAATATATTGCTTTAATTCGGATTTTTTCATATCAGTTTTTCTTATAAATATTACGGAAATATGGTAGATATCACCTTTTCAACTCGTTCCTCAACAGAACCCGATAATTCAATTAAATTTTTAATTCTATGATTATAAATCCATAGCGTTTTACTGATAGTTTGATCTATTTTATCTCTATACTCTGCATTTGTTTCTCTAACTCCATTATCCTCAATAGCAACTCCTACAGGACTAATATAGAAAATATAATCGTATTCTTCAATTAAAAATTTAGCAGTATTTTCAAATGTTTCCTTTTCATATATACTCATAGATTCAGAACATTGACTAAATGCTATAACATCAATAACAGTTCTGTCTGTAATAATGTTTTCGCACAATAGTTCAGCTGAACGTTCAGCTAAAAATACAAGTTGTCCTTTGAATGTTGAATCTGTATTTAATGGGATGCCTAAACTATTTAGATATTTTGAACGTTCAGTTCTAGATTCATAATCTTTGAATAATTTATGCTGTTTTAGAGCATTGACTAATGTGGTTTTGCCTACCGAGACGGTACCTGCGAATCCAATACGCATATTTTTTCTTTTAAAATTTTATCAATATTTTTATTACTTAAATATAAAAAAGAAAGCTTGGTTTCCCAAGCTTTACTTTAAGTAATTTTATTAATTATATATATTACAGATTTAAAAAAAGTCTAAGAAAAATAAATATTTTTAACTTTTCCTTCAGAATCAGTTACAGCTATATGATCATCAAATACTCCTATAAAGTACTCACCATCATTTACATCAAAACCACCATCATAATATTCACCATTAATTTTATATCCTTTACTATTAATAAAATCTACAACAGTATTATAATCCAGTGTTGGAAAATCTATATAAAATTCATCATCCTCATCAAAATCTTCATTTTCATTAAGTTTTTTAATTCCAGCAAGTTTCTGCATACGCTTAAATTCTTCAGATAATATTTGTTTCATAATTTAAATATTTATTTTATATTTTTAACATAGATATGTTATTAATCTTCATCGTATGTCTCAAATTTTCCTAGCTCATTTAATTCATCAATGTATTCTTTAAGTTTATATGATAAATCTTCCAAATCAAAATTATCAGCTTTTCCTATATTAGATTCGGCTAATGATTTAGCTTTACTTAAAAGGCTAACTAGTTCTTTTAATGGGTTAGAAGCAGCTTCACTAATTTCTTCTCTAATTAATTGTCTTAATTGTGATAATTTCATATTTTTTAGTTTAAATTGTTATGGGTTTGATTATACATATCAAAAAAAAATAAAAAACGATATTTTTAATACCTACTTGTTCCTGTAACGCTAGGTTTTTTGTACCACGGAAGTCCTTCTCTATCTTTGCGTGCTTCCTTCCATTGTTCTTCTGTTTTAGAAATACCATAAAGATAGTATTCGCGTTTACGCATGTTACCTTCGGGTATTAAAGCCGGGCCGTCCCAATTGTGGAGCTTGCCTTCCCATATGTATGCTATTGTGCCGTCGGCTTTAGTGAGTTTTTTGGTGAGTTCCCATTTTTCCATAGTGTTATTTTTAAATTAAGCTTTCCGCTATATAAATACCATGAGCCCCACTAACACTAATACCTCTTGCACTTAAAGCGTCTCCGGCAAAGTGCACATTTGGATATTTAGTTAGTGACAAATCGTTGTAATTTACAAGAGGCTCTGGACTCAGATATTTTACCTCAGGAATATATATCCCATAATCATCTTCTAGTGTTGGGAATACTTTTTTCATATCGTCAATAAAATCTGTAATATAGCTAAAATAGCCTTGAAATATTTCTTCTACTTTGCTAAGTTCGGTTAATCTTATAACGCGAACAGGCTCGTTTTCAGAAGTGAACGATGGTTCTCTAAAACCAGGGCTATAATATAAACCAGCTTTATATAAAAGATTTTCTTTTGTAGGAGAATAAGATGCCGGAATATTAACAGATAAGTTACATTGATTAACAACGTTGCGGGACCATTCAAATGGATCTTCAATACCATTAATTTCCATTAAAATACCAAAATTGGTCATGTCATTTTTGTATCTTGGATCTTTTTTAGCGTGGCCGTTGTAACTATAGTCGCCGTATGTTTCTTCTACGGCAACATACGCTGCATTATTGTTTGTACAAAAAGAGCGAAGTGAAACGCCTTTATCTTCAAATTTTCTATAAAGTTTAAAATCATATGATATATCAATTAGTTTTTGGAAATGGTGTTGTGGTGCTTCAAAGCGAACACCAATTTGTACTGATTTGGGTTCATCTGGGAGTTGGTATTGTTTTGCGAGGGATTGAGCAAAGTCAATGCCTGATTTGCCTACTGCAAAGATGAGTTCATCGTAATGCCAGTCTATATTTTTTTCTTGAACTTCTCCGACAATATAATTATCATTAAAATCAATATAATTTACTTTAGTTTCCCAATGAAATTGTACACCTTTAGACATTAATCC